AATAAGTTAGAGAATTTTATAAAGAACACTGAGGGTAGGATTCTCTATGTAAATCCAAATGACTTGGATGCAACAGATAGTATATCAAATCAGGGAAACTCTTTAGCACAACCGTTTAAGACGATTCAAAGGGCCTTATTGGAGTCTGCTAGATTTTCATATGTAGAGGGTAATAACAACGATTTAATTGAGAAAACAACCATATTGCTATTTCCCGGTGATCATGTAATTGATAACAGACCCGGATTTGGTATTAAAGAGGTGGGTGGTGTTGCAAAGGCAGTTGCTCCTGATGGTTCAGGATCTAACGGTGCAGAGACAGCAGCGATTGAAACTTTATCATTAAATTTAACATCAAACTTTGATTTAACACAAGAAGATAATATTTTATATAAGTTCAATAGTATTAATGGTGGTGTAGTTGTGCCTCGTGGTACATCTATTGTAGGACTCGACCTTAGAAAGACAAAAGTAAAACCAAAATATGTTCCAAATCCATTTGATGATTCAGTTGACAGATCTGCTATCTTCAGAATCACTGGTACTTGTTACTTCTGGCAGTTCTCTATATTTGATGGAGATGAGTCAGGTGTAGTATTCACTGATAGTTCAGATTTTAGCGTAACAAATCGTTCTAAACCAACATTTTCACACCATAAACTTACATGTTTTGAGTATGCTGACGGTGTAAACATAGATGACAGGTTTAATTTAACTGATTTAGGTATATACTATAGCAAGTTATCAAATGCATTTAATAAAACTGCAAGATTTATTGACACCACTGATAGATTTCCTTCAAGCACGACAGGTTTTTCTCCACAAAGACCAGAATTTGAGATTGTTGGCGCATTTGGATCAGATCCAATCAATATCGCATCAATACAATCTGGCGATGGCACAACACCAACTTCAATCATTACTGTTACTACAGCAGCAGATCATTCTTTAACAACAGGAACCCCTATAAAAATTCGTGGTGTTGATGATTTAAGATATAATTTATCTACAAAAGTACAGAATGTAACTGGACTACGAACATTTACATATTTGCTTCCATTCGTGCCTGATGATTTAGCAGCAGCACCGAGTACATCTGCTGGAACAATTACAATTGAAACTGACACTGTATCAGGTGCTTCTCCATACATCTTTAACATATCTCTTCGTTCCGTATATGGAATGAATGGTATGCATGCTGATGGTGACAAGGCAACAGGTTTTAAATCAATGGTTGTCGCTCAGTTTACTGCGATATCGCTTCAGAAAGATGATCGTTGTTTTACAAAATATGATCAAGTATCAAGAACCTATAAACCAATTAATTTACCAACAACACCATCAACTGGTAGTGAACTAGCAACATTATCTTCATCTCAAGACCCAACGAAGGTATTTCACCTTGATTCTGATGCAGTTTATCGAAAAGGATCAGAGACATTTCATATCAAATTATCTAATGATGCGATTATGCAGATTGTGTCTGTATTCGCGATTGGATTTAATAAGCATTTCACAGCAGAAACTGGTGCTGATGCTTCTATTACTAACTCTAACTCTAACTTTGGTCAATTTGCGATCGCGTGTGACGGATTTAAGAAAGAGGCATTTGCTAAAGATGACGCAGCATTTATCACACAAATCATAACACCAAAAGAAATCACATCGACTCAAACAAATGTTGATTGGCAGAGAATTAATGTTGGATTGACTACGCAAGTTGGTATTACGAGTCATTTGTATCTCTTTGGATTCAACACACTTGATAATGTACCACCGACAGTAATTCAAGGTTATCGTGTTGGTGCTGCATCAAGTGACAGATTGTTCGTAGATTTCACTAATGCAAACGTGGGAGTTGGTGAGAGAGAAGCAACTATCCGTATGATGGATGTTGCGGTTGGATCAGGATCTACAGGTAACAATTCAAGTGTTAAATTATACAAAGTCACATCTGGCCCAACTGATAATACATTCACAATAGGTGAACACAAATTAATAACTGGTGAAAAGGTTAGAATTATTAGTGACTCTGGTGATTTGCCAGAAAATTTAACTGAAAATACAGTCTATTTTGCAATAGTTGTTGCAGGATCACCAAGTAATCAGATTAAGTTAGCATCATCAAAAACAAACGCAGATAATAATGTACCACTAATTGTATATGGTGGAACAAAACTTAAAATAGAAAGTCGTGTATCAGATAAAGCTGCCGGTGATATCGGATCACCATTACAATTTGATGCAACAAATTCAAACTGGTTCCTTAAAACTAATGAAAATAGTGAAATTTATCAAACTATAGCTGCCAAAGGGGTAGGACAATTAGGTTCAAATACTCCAGTGTCATTCATACAAAGAACTCCAGATGAAAGATCACTAGATGAGAAAATTTATAAGATTCGAGTTGTTGTTCCCAAAGAGAGTGATAATGCAAAGAATCCAGAAGAAGGATTTATATTACAAGAATCAAGTACAACTGGTATTCGATCTGATTTATCTGTAACTTTACAGAATATTGATGGTAATGATTATGATTACAAGAGAAATTATAGATTTATAAGCACTTGCTCTGAAGCATCTGATGTTGTAACTATGGTATCAGTTGCACCTCATGATTTAAAAGTTGGTGAAAGAATTTTTGTTAGAAATTGTACTGATGACGATGCAAATGGAACATCAACTGGAGTATTCGATAAAGGTTATAACGGATCATTTATTGTCTCATCTATCATAGATGACAAAACTTTTACATATAACGCTCAAGATACTAGTGGTGTAGTTCATTCAATCGGTAATTTTACAAGTGTTGTCACAACAGATACATCAAGGACAACCGTATTGCCAAGATTTGAAAGAAATGATATCAAGAGTAATTTCTATATCTACCGAAATGAAACAATCAGTCCGTACATAAAGGACACTCAGGATGGTATCTATCATTTATTCGTTCTTCATGCTGATAACGCAATAAGTGAAGAATTTACTGATCTTAAATTTGGACAAAATGTTGTCGATTTATACCCACAATTAGATCGAGATAATAATCATTCAAACCCACCAGCATCTGTATCTTTTGCAAAGAGGGCACCGATTGGTGATGTCGCAACAGATGACTTAAGAAAGAGTATTACTAGAGAAACAACTGATAAACTCATCAAAGATATCGGTTATGGAAGAAGAGTTTCAGGTGTTACAACTTACTTCTCTAGTGGAAATGTTGGTCTTGCTACGATTACTTTTGATCGACCTCATGGATATGGTGCTGTCAAGTATAGAAACTCCATCGCTGCTGTAGGTGCCAATCTCACAAATGGAACATTTCATGGAATCAAATTATTCAATTCCGATGGATCGACATGGCAAGGTGCTAGGGCATCTGTCGTAATATCTGGTGGACAAGTTGGTGTCGTAACAATTACTGAGGGTGGATCTGCATATACCACAGGAAATTTAGTCATAGATAGACAATTTATTGGTGGTAACTCCGCAACTGCTGCACAAATATCAATTACAAATGTTCATGGACTCTCAGGTGTTTCAACAAACATAGGAGATGTTGTTCAACTAACAGGTATTGGTACAGCAACTGATGGACTATATCGCATCGCAACCATTCCCTCTACTACACAAATATCAGTCGCACTGACTGCAACATCACCTAGACCACAAATTGACCAGTACGCAATAAATGTAGGGCCTTCTGCCGAAATAGCAAGTGAAACATTCTCTGTTGACACAACCACGTTTACAACAGTTCTCGGTCATGGATTAATTAGTGGACAGAAATTTAAAGTTCTAGATGCAAACAATCAAGATTTAGGATCATACTTTGTTAAGACAAAAATATCTGCGACACAGTTTACTGCTGTCACAACAATTGATCTTGGTACACCTAAATTCATCCTTGTAGATGGAGTCGCATCAGCAACACCACTTTCAGATAAAGAAAATGAAAATGTAGGTTCAAGAGGTTTAAGTTTCTATGATGGAGATTATTTCTTCTTAGGTGCTAACGCAACTAACTCTACAACAATCACTGTATCATTACCAAATAGTGGTAATAATGATGCTGATGCAATCAGAGCAAGATTCCCAATTGGATCTTATCTACAGGCAGGTGATGAGATCATGAGAGTCAAGAGTACCTCTGTATCTGGTTCAAGTCAGATTCAAGTAATCAGATCAGCACTCGGAACTCCACAACAAAATCATTTGTCAGGCGATATTGTAAGAAAGATTACACCAAAAGCGATTGAACTTCGTAGACCATCTATCATTCGTGCTTCAGGTCATACATTTGAATATCTTGGATTTGGGCCCGGTAACTATTCAACAGCATTGCCACAAGTTCAGGTCAGAACACTATCAGAACGTGAAGAGTTCTTAGTTCAGTCACAGGAAAGATCATGTGGTACTGTTGTTTACACTGGTATGAACAACAGAGGTGACTTCTTTATTGGTAACAAGAGAGTTAGTTCCGCAACAGGTCAGGAGAGAACATTTGACGCTCCTATCTCTACAGTTACAGGTGAAGATCCATCAAGACTTTCAGTTATATTTGATGAAGTAATTATCAAAGAAAGATTAGTTGTTGAGGGTGGTAAATCAAACACAATCCTTACACAGTTTGATGGCCCTGTAACATTTAATAAGTTAGTTAAAATCAATGAGGATTTGACAGTCAACGGTATTATGAAGTTGAATAATACCTTTGAGATAACTAACTTCACTCAATCTATATCAAAAGATACAGGATGTTTAGTCCTTGAAGGTGGACTTGGTGTTGAGAAGAATCTCAATGTTGGTGAACAATTTAATGCACTTGGTGATTCCACAATCGGAAGTCTAGGTATCTCAACCAACTTTAAAGTCACAGGTATATCAACATTTGAAGGTGCAGTAAATTTAGAGGGTGGTATTGATGTTCGGAACATTAATATCGGTGAAACTGATGCACAGACAATAGATACCGATAGTGGAGACTTAGTTCTTGATGCTGATTCAAATACAGTTCAAGTTAATGCTAACTTATCTGTCGCTGGAAACATCGCTGGAACTGGTCAATTAGATGTTGATAATGTGAGAATAGATGGAAATACCATTTCCTCTACAGACACTAATGGGGATTTAAATTTATCTGCAAATGGAACTGGAAGAGTTGATGTTAATGATACATTGGCAGTAGATGGATTTAAATTTGATGGTGATTCAAATGAATACACAAGTATTTTAACAAGTTTAACGGGTACTATCTCTAATCATGACTCTCTTGTATCAGCAAAAGCAGTCAAGACACAATTTGATAATATTGATACCACACTTACGATTGCCGGTGACTTAGGTACACCAGCTAATGATACTATTACAGTTGGAACTGATACTCTTACATTTGCTGGAACCGTAAACGAAATTGAAACAACCATATCAGATAATCAAGTTGCAATTGGACTTCCTGATAATGTAACAATATCTGGAGCTTTAACAGTTAATGGTGGAGCTAGTTTAGGAAATCATGTAGACGATCAGATAATTGTAACTGGTAGTTTCAATAGTAACTTAGTTCCACTCAATGCACTAGGATCAGCAAATGTTGACTTAGGAACTTCATCGAAGCAATGGAAAGATCTATACATCGATGGTGTTGCATATATTGATGATATTCATGCTGATGACTGTGATATAAACGGTGGATCAATCGATGGTGTCACTATTGGTACAAACAGTGCGGTAACTGATCTACGAGTTGATAATGTTCAGATTAATGGTAATACAGTCACAACAACATCTGGTAATTTAACACTTGATTCACAAAATGGTACAGTTGACGTAAATGATGATATTAATGTGGGGGATAATCACAGTATCTATTTCGGAGATAACAATGATCTGCGCATTTTTCATGATACTAACAATTCCATAATTAGAGAACAAGGTCAAGGAGATATATTCTTACAAAGTGATGAAACTATCTACCTTGGAAGAAGAAACGGAACCACACACGGTGCTATTTTTGATACAGATGGAGATTCTATCATAAACCATAATGGTGGTGAAAGAATACGTGCAAATAGTGCTGGTGCAAAAATTACGGGTGAATTAGAAGTTACAGGTGATGTGACTGCACTTACATCTGATATAAGATTAAAGACCAACATTGAACCAATTCAAAATGCACTTGATAAAGTTGCAGGTTTGAATGGATTTACTTACAATCACAATGAAATTGCAGGTGAACTAGGTCTTAATACTGAAAAAAGATACGCTGGTGTATCTGCACAAGAATTACAAGATGTATTACCCGAAGCAGTCAAGAAGTCTCCAGCAAGTGACGAATATTTGACAGTTCAATATGAAAAAGTTGTACCACTTCTTATTGAAGCGATAAAAGAACTTAAATCAGAGATTGAGGAACTTAAAAAATGACCCTTCCATCATCAGGATCACTTAGTCTAAGTCAGATAGCCAATATGTTTGGTTATACACTATCACCATCACCCGGCACAAAAATAGGAGACTATCAGAAAGTAAAGGGTGGTAGTAAACCGTTTTCACACTCATTAGGTGATTTGCAGTTTAACACAATTGATGGTGGTAATTCAGTTCCAAGAACAGGACAGATTAAATTTAGTGATTTTTATGGTACTCAATTACAACAGGTAGTTAATTTCTGGGAATCCGGTAGAGGTGGATTTCGTTTAGTCGCAAGAGATAGATATGAAACTGATAACGGAAGCAACGGAAATGTTACAGTGGTTGGTGGATATAGAGATAGACCAAGTGATTCATCAAATACTAAGGTGCATATTCATGTTAAACAGGACATCGGATCTGAGTCTAACGACCCAGATCATTGTGCATTAAGAACAGGAGATCAGTGGGAGTCTGGAACAAACTTACAAGTTGATGTTGGTAGTGGTGGAAGAATTATTGGTGCTGGTGGTCAAGGTGGTTCTGGTTCTCAAGGTGGTGGAGGAGACGGTGGTGCAGGGTCTTCTGGTTTAGGAATTCAATACTCTAACACACAAGTCAATGTCTTATCTGGTGGTATTATATCGTGCGGATTTGGCGGTGGAGGCGGTGGAGGTGGTGGCTTCGACTATGACCACAAATCTTGGAGATATGCTTCTGGTGGTAGTGGAGGTGGAGGTGCAGGACTTCCACCCGGGCCAGGAGGAACTGGTGGTAATGGTAACGGTTCTGCTGCTCAATCTCTCTCCGAGGGTGGAGAAGGTGTTGGTGGATTTAATAATGGAAATGAATCTATCGGTGGAACAGGTGGTGATGGCGGTGACTCTGAGGCAAATGCAGGAGAAGGTGGTGGTGGATTTGGTAATGAAACCAATAATCAAAATTCAGGTGGTGATCCCGGAAATGATGGAGCTGCCTTTAAAAAATCATCTGGAATTACTTTCGGAAATTCTGAAATAAGTGAAAGTGGATCAATATTTGATGGAGTTCATGCTAGAATCAATGGTAATTTGGGAGATGGTGTGCAATAATAAAAATATATGATATAATATTAGTACGAGATTTTATTTTATGGCATTTGAATCTGATTTAATAAGGAGATATAGTGGTGCTTTTACAAAAGATGATTGTAAAAATATAATTGAAGGTATCAAATTTTTTGAGAATAATCATCTTCTTTTTTATGATAAAAAACTTTTGTTGAATGAAGATCATAAAACAATTAATGTCACTCATCAATATGATTTCTCTGCATCAAGTAGAATAGCAGAGGAGATTTTTCCCAAAATAAAACCCTGTGTAGATGAATATTTGCAAGCATTTGCAGTGCTTAATAAGAAAAAATTTTTATTACATGATTTAAAATTAAAACATATTCCGTCAGGTGGTGGTTTTCATGCATGGCACTATGAAACAGGTGGATTGGAGGTTGCTGCTCGGCAATTTGTAATACAAGTATATCTTAATGATGATTTTGACGGAGGAGAAACTGAATTTTTATATCAACAGAGAAGAGAGGAAGCAGTTGCAGGTGATGTTTTAATTTTCCCCGCTTCTTTTACACACACTCACCGAGGAAATCCACCTTTAGGTGGTTCTAAATATATTGCTACATCATGGGGGATCATTCAACATGAAGATCATATATAAAATAAAAAAATTCTATCCAGAAACAAATCATATTTCTGTTTCGTTTTGTAATTTAAAAGACAGACAGTCTATAGACAACTACAAGTCAAGACCAGTTTGTATTGATGAATTAGATATGTTTGATGTTGAAAGTTTTTCAGAGAGTTTAGTAAAAAATAGTGGACTTCACAGAATAGCATGTCAGGAAGAACAACTAGATGTGATAGAGGAAAATAAACCAGAGGATATTAGAGGTAATTTTGAGATAGAAGATTTAATTGGGAAGATAATATGTGTAAAATATTACGATAGAAAAATAAAAAAATTACACATGAGGAGAATTGAATTATGATAATACAGAAATTCATTAAAAAATGTGAGGAATTTGTGTTATGTGGAGGATATGGAGATGCTAATGGTATATTTACTGATGGATATCCAGACAATCATGCAATATATCACATTATAGTTAAAGGTAGTGTAAAAATGGGTAGACCTTTTGAATCTGATTACGTTAAATTAGATGCTAATTCAAGTAATTTTGTAAATGTTAAGGATTATCTTTATAGTCAGAGAGTTTATACATCTTCGAGTTCTTATTACATGTATGGATTTAATGCCATAGATATAGAACAAGATTGGAATGGAAAGTTGATTAAAGAATCTTTCATGGGTGATGCCAAAAGTTGGTTAATATGTTTTGATGGAAATCCAGTAATTAATGGAATCAAAGTAAATCCAATGGATTATGCTAAACTGGATTACAAGCAATATGACATATGTTTGAACAATGCTGTGGTTGGGATGTTTACAAAATTATGATTACTAGATTTGATTTTGATATACTACAAAAGTGGGCGAAAACTACGAGATTTCCTTTAAGAAGAGAAGGTATTACTTCAAAATATATGAAGTATGATCCCTCTGTATGCTATATTAAATTCGGTAAAAATAAAAAAATATATCGAGATAAATTATTAACTAGAGAAGTAAAAAATATTATAAGTGATGATAAAATTTTTGGTGTTGCCTTCATCACTTATCCACCAAAACTAGAAGCAAAACCACATAAAGATTTCAATCTTTGGGGTAAAGATTTTAAAAGAATACAAGTTCCACTTAAAATCCCAGTTGGGAAAAAGTGTTATATAGAGTGGTTAGAAGATAAAAAAAGAGTGTATTGGGTTGAAGGTAAAATTGAAATTTTCAATGTTGAAAAACTACATCAAGGAGCAAATGAATCTGATGAAAACATGGAATTTTTGTACCTTGATATAGACCCTCTTATGGAGGTAGAAATATAATGCAAGATATAGAGGTTGACATACTCAAAGATCCATTTCCACACTTAATTTTGTATAATTTTTATAATGATAATGAATTAAAGTTGATTTGGGAAGAGTTAAATTTTTATACAAAAAAACATAAGTTACTTGAAGCAAAAGACTATGGTGGTATACCTGAGAAAACAAATTCAAAAGCGATATGGTTAGATAAAGTATATCTTGATAAATATAGATCATTGTCAAATATACTTACAGTCAATCGTAAAATGTTTGATAAAGTCATATTAGATTTATTTTCCGACATACATGACTGTTGCTCAATAGCAAAAGACTGTAATTTTGACGTTACTAAGGTGAGATATTATCATAATGGTGACGCATATGAACCACACATAGATCGTGTGATACAATTTTTAGGTTTTTCATACTTTTATAAAGAACCTAAAAAGTTTGAGGGTGGTGAACTAATCTTTCCTAAGTACGATTATACTTTTGATTGCCCTAATAATTCATTAATTATGATGCCCGGCTGGGTTGAGCATGGTGTTACAGAGGTAAAGATAGATGACTCGGACTATTTTGATGGTTATGGTAGATATGCTATTACAAGTTTCTTTGGTAATAATGAGAAGAAGAAAACTGAATAAATAACTAAAAATCTTATTATAAATGGCTGATATAAGAAAGACCTTTAATTTCAGAGATGGAGTACAAGTAGACGATGAGGTTCTAGTTGTTAGAGGCAATCGTGTGGGTTTGGGTACTACGAGTCCAGATCAATTGTTAGACGTAAGGGGAAATGCAAATATAACAGGGATAACATCTACAGTAAACTTTAATGTAACTGGTGTTGGAACATTTAATCAGATAAAAGTTGGTGCTGGAATAATACTAGATGCGACAAGTGGTGTGATGACCGCAACCACATTCAAGGGCGATGGTGCATCACTTTCTAATATACCTACATCACAATGGACAAATGTAAACCAAAGTGGTGGAGTTACATCAATATACAATGACGGAAGCGTGGGTGTGGGGACTACCAACCCAGCCAACCCCTTTCAAGTGGGTGGAGATCCAAATAATGGTATAGGAGTCGGAATAAGCACATCAGGTAATATAAGGGCATCTGGCATTATTACAGCAACGACATTTTCAGGAACATTAAATGGTAATGTCACAGGTAATGTAACTGGAGATTTAACTGGAACTGCATCAAATGCAACTTTGGCAGCCACCGCAACTTTAGCAACAAACGCTCAAGGTTTAACAGGTAATCCAAGTATAAGTGTAACTAACGTCAATGCTTCAGGTGTCGGAACATTCCCAGACTTGGTGACGACTGATTTAAGTACAGTTACCTTAAAGGGTTATAACTCACTCAGAGCCCCACATGGCGCAACAACTACGATTGTTGTCACAGTTGCAGCAAAGGTAAGTGGACAACATAGGTATCATGGTTCAGGTAGTGCTAACGGATTTGTTCTAGATGGAGTGCAAGCACCCTATCTGACTCTCACACCCGGCCGCACATATCGTTTTGATGTTGCGGATGGAACAAACTCAGGGCATCCATTAAGATTCTATTATGATGTAGATAAGACAACACCATACACTACAGGTGTTACAGCATCAGGTAATGCAGGTGTGTCAGGTAGTTATGTTGAGTTGGTTGTTTCAGATACAACACCAAGTGTATTACATTATCAATGTCAGACTCATGACAAGATGGGTAACTCAGTTCAAACTGGTTCAAATATTTTAGATACAGAACATGACTCAGAGGTACGAGGTACATTAACTGCAACTTCATTAGTCGGAAACTTAACTGGGGATGTCACAGGTAATACTCAAGGTATTCATACTGGTGCTGTTAGTCTTGGTGATAATCAAAAAATAATTATGGGAAATGCTGGAAATGAATTTCAGGTGTTTCATGATGGTGCCACAAGTATTATAAAGAGTGGAGAAGGAAATCTTAATCTACAAACTGCTAGTGGTGAGGTTATTCTAAGTAACACCGCAGGTGAAGTCGGAGTATCATATAAGCATAATGATAGAGTAGAAATCAGACATGATAATACGCTTCGTTTCTCTACATCTGGTATAGGTGTTACTATCTACGATCAATTAGATACGACTAATTTAAAGGCTACTGGTATCTCAACATTCGTTGACATTGATTTAAGTGGTACAGCAGACCTTACAAATGTATATACATCAGGTATTGGTACATTTACTAGATCATTTGCGACCAATTTAAATGTTTCAGGTGTCTCAACATTTGGAAACACGATTGTTGCACAGGGTAATTTAGATGTAGATGGACTCACAACTTTAGATGATGTTAATGTATCTTCAGCTGCTACAATAACGAAAGCAGAAATATCAGCACTTAATGTCTCAGGTGTTACAACTTCAGCAGGTGGATTTGTTGGTAATGTAACAGGTGACATAACAGGAACCTCTGGGGGATTATCAGGATCACCAAATATAGTTATTAGCACATTGACAGCAACTACGACTAAATTGGGTGTGACAACTGCGATCAGTCTAGGAATTGGAACCGACACAGCAAATGCAGAGATTCAAATTCATAAACCAACAGGTTCATCATCTATTGTAATTGGACAAAATTCTTCAATTAACGATAATAATTTACAATTAAGATATGGTGGTGGATCATCGCAATTTAGTGGTTCTGAAGCACTAGATTTAATTAACTATGGAGATGGAAACTTTAACTCTGTTTTAACAGGTACGAGTGATTTTAATTGGATTCGAGGTAATAATAATGCCTTAATGACCTTGACCAGTACTGGTAATTTAGGTATTGGAATCACAAATCCAACTGATAGATTAATTGTATCTGGTAATGCTAAATTTACAGGAGTGACTACATTCGTTGGAAATGTCCAAATTGAAAGTGGTCGTTCCTTAACAGTTGATATATTAAATATCGCTGACGTATCTGCAAACTTAGTTGGTAATGTAAACTCAACTGGTATCTCTACATTCAGACAAATGAACATAAGAGGTGCAGATCATTCAGGTATTGGTATTGGAACTACTGCTTCTGGTCATTTTCTCACTGCTGGTCAGGAGGGAGATGAACAACAAAGAGTATTCATTGGTCGGGATATGTCTGGTTTAGGGGGATATGGTGGACTTGGAGTGGGTATTAGAACAAGTTACCTGTCAAAACTTGGTACCAACAATTATAATTGCTTGGAAATATATGGTTCAGCCTGTTTTCATGGTGGTGGGTTTAAAGTGGGTGGAGCAGGTGGTCACACAAATTCCGTTGCATACAGAGCTGCTGTTGACTTTGGTGATGTAATTGAATTAAATGCAAACGGAACATCTTTGGCACAAGTAGGATATATGATTGTGCCAAGAGGAAATACAAATCAAAGAACCGCATTAAGAGATGGAACAACAAATAGTAACATACTAAGATCGGGTTCAATGTTCTTTGATACTGATTTAGATAAATTATGTATTTACCTGTCAGGTGGTTGGGTAGGGGTATCTACGTTTGCGTTACCATAAGTCAAACACTTGACAATTATACATACCTTTGGTATGGTTGTCGGAGAGGCTGTATAAACTTTAAGGTGGATGCCAGACATTTTTAATGTTTTCCCATTGACGATATATGTTGATAAGGTAAACAACTACGAGATTTATAAAGAGGATTTTTACAAGTTATATCCGAAGTATGATTATGTCGAGAATGAGAGATCGAATACTGTTAGTGAAGGACAGGTT